CCCATTTAGTTTATCAATTTATAGAACAATTATACCATAGTTCTTTATGAATGTCAATAGTTATTTGGGATTATTTGTGATTATTTGTGATATATTACTAAAAAATGGCTCCCCGACGTGGACTCGAACCACGGACCCAATGATTAACAGTCATTTGCTCTACCAACTGAGCTATCGGGGAATAAACTTTACTTAGTGCGGCGTTGGCAAGATACCATGATTGCCTGTATGATCTGGTGCAGACCAATCTTCTGGCTTGATTAGATCCGGCAGCCCAAGCGGATTTGGTCGAGATGGCTTAACACCAACTACCTTTGCCATATTAGCTTTATGTACAGCATCCCATGCTTTGTAAGGATCCACGCCAAAGGCATCAAGTGTACCAATTGCGACTACACAAAGATCAATTAGACCATCAACAATTTCTTCAGCATCTTTTTCGCCTGTTGCTTTGAATGTTTCATCAAATTCTTCTTTAAGAAAAGCCACACGAAAATGTAGAAGTTGTTCTAGTTTTTCAGGATTATTTTTAATCCATTCGTGTACACCATATTTAGCATGCATTTCAGCAATGTCCGCTGCCCAATCTTTACTCATTATATTTTCATCCTTAAATTATCAAATCCACCAATTGCCTCTCCGTTGAAGATAATCTGCGGAAAGGTTCTTGCTGTTGGAAATTGCGCGAAGAACTCATCTTGTGAATAGTCCTTGCCCAAGTTTTTATATACGTAATCCAATTGTTTTGAATCACATAACTGTTTTGCCATATTGCAGTAGCCGCAATTTTCTTTTCCGTAGATCTCGATCATACTAACTTCAAACCTCCACCTAAATCACCGACTGTTGGCATGATAATACCGGATGTTTGTTCAATGATCTGTTTCTTCAATTCATCCATTGGTTCAACAGTAAACATAACGTGCGCTTCGCCAATAACGATATCACCGCGCTTTGCATAAGGAATATATGGAACCATTCCAATCTTGCCTTCTCCTGCTGATACAAGCAGAATTGCATCCTTTAGTGTATAAAATCCTTTGTCATACGAAATCTTTGCTACTACTTCTTCACCAGTTACTAACCTTACAATTTGTACATCGCTCATTTTTTAAATTCCTTTGTTTGCTTGTTTGTTGCGTATATTATAACACAGTTTATATTGAATGTCAATAGTTTTAACTAAAAAAGTCATCGAGAGTACTAACCTTCTCTGCTGACCAACCAACCGCATCAAGTATTGATTGAATAGGACTTAAGAATACTTTCTCAAATTGTAATTCAGTATCCACATATTGATGTAGTCCAAGTTGCTTTGGTAATAGACCAGGGACCGCTATACAGTTTTCGCGTAATGGATTAGGAACCTTCAAATACAGAAGCTTTACTTTATCTCCGCCTTTAATAGTTTCAAACTTTTTATCAAGTCCTTTCTTCTGTAAGAAATCGTTATACAATATTGCACCGCGAACATGCATTGGAGTACCTTTACGATATAACGTATCTTTGTTCTGATACTTTATCATATCATTACAACCACTTGTCTTGGCAATACTTTCTGGTGCTAACGATTTGAATTCTTCCTTGAATTCTCGAATAAATCCTTGAGTTGCTTTTTCATCTTCATTCATAATGATTTCAAAACATTTCTTGAGTTTAGAACGACAAATTTCAGGAGTTGAAGATCTTACTGATTCTAATCCTGTTACCGATACCTTAGGAGTATCGTAGTGAACACCTTCTGAGTTCAGTGCATTTAGTATGTAACGTTTCTTGGCAACAAAGATAGCTCTGTTAGTAATCTTTTCGCGTTTCATTACCATTGCATTACGATAGGTACCTAGATCAGCCGCAAGTTTATCATATCCATCCTCAATGACTTGCTCAATCTTAGTTGAACAGATTCTATCAAGGAACTCTTCGCCCTTATCTTTATCAATATCAGTCGTACCGAATACTTCTTTAATCATAGGACCGAAGTCAACGTAGATAGAGTCGGTATCAATATAGATGATATAGTCATGGTCAGTTGTACCAAGGATTCTATTTAAATAATTGTTAACCGACTTCTCAGCATAACGAATACTTAGCTGACCTGATGTAGTAATTGCTTCGGCCATTTCGTTAATATAGTATAAGAAATATACGTTAGCGGTTGCACCATATAACGAGTTCATGCTAATCTTAATGCTCATTTGCGAATTGTGCAATTGGTTGATCTCTTTCTTGAGCCTTTTGAGTTCAATAGGATCTTTTTCAATCTCAAACTGTTGTTCAGTTGCGATCATCTGCTTTTTAATGATAGAGCGGTTATTATAGTATTCATCAATGATCTCAGGAATTACTCCAAGCTTTTTATTACTAAAACAAACACCGTTAGCAGCAACTGAACGATCTTTGAATCTACTCTGATATTCACCTTGTAGAACCATATCTTGTGTTACATATTCACGTTCCCCATCCATATAGGTTTCAGGAGACATATTATATTGTAACATCAGATGAGGGTAAAGTGAGTTAAGATCGAAGGATACAACCCAAGGATGCATTCCAACTTTAGGTTCTTTAACGTAACCACCAACAAGATCGCCAGCACGCATTCCTGGGCCACCTTTTAATGGAGGTACTACTTTATCATTCATCAGTCTACGATAAATGGTTGATTCCCATATGCCTACCGTACCAAATGCGTCTCCATAGTTTACACCACCATCATAGGCAACTGTCATAACCAACGCAAGTAATCCTGTCTCTTCTTCAAGTCGAGCAATCAACTGAGTATCTTTTAAATTATAGTCAAGATACAATTGAGGATTCTCTTCCCACAATCCAGTCAGCGAACCATATTCAGAGTAATCAATTTTCTTTTCACCAAGAACAACATAAGCAATATGATCTAACTTGTATGATTCCTGAGGGCCGTACTTATAACCAAACTTCTTAAAACAATCCATATAGTCAATAATAGCAACACCCATAACAGCATATGTAGATGCCATCTTGCCAAAGATTTCTCGAGAAGTTTTACGAATTGATTTGTGTGGAGATAAATTCTTTGCCGTATCTTCTCCAAGTAATGCAATGATACGAGTTACGATGTATTGAATATCAAAGTATTCGACGTTCCAACCTGTTACAACATCCGGATAATCTGTTGTCCACAGTTTCATAAAGTATTGGAGTAAAGCACGTTCACCATCAACACCATCAAACAATACAAACCGAATCTTGTCCTGAGGAATACCAGTAACGGTTTTAGTCTTATCATAATCTTTACGACCGAGTACATAATATACATCGTCTCGAGAACTATGATAAGCAATAGATGTAATCTGTTTATCAGCAGTTTCCATATTAGGATAGCCATCACTGATGTCAACCTCAATATCAAACGATACAATATTGACTTGACTTACATCATATGTAATCTTATTGGGGTATTCTTGTTGAATAAATTGAGTAACATAGTTAGTAGATCCAAAGATCTTCATGCCATGTACACCTTTATATTCTTCAATGAACGTCTTAGCTTCGCGCATATCTCCAAATTTATGTGGAGAAACTGGCAGTCCGCCTTCAGTTAAGGATTTATAACCTTCAGCTCCTGCCTTTGGAGTATGAATGTATAGAGTTGGTTCAAACGGAACACGATAGGAAAACCTTTTACCGTTTTCGTATCCACGCCATAATATGTTGTTACCGTATCTTTCGACTGATGTATAGAATGATGTCATTATTTCTCGCTTTTTGAATTTATGGAACTATTATAACAACTATTAAGCAGAATGTCAATAGTTATTGTACTAACTCCGAGAAGTTCTTGATTTTCTCAAACTTGAGGTTGTTCTCAAACTTTTCTGCGAACTGATCGCCGCGATGTGATATGACAAAGATATTATCATCGTTGTTCAAACCATGCAGTGTTTCAATCAAACTCTCAATACCAACACCATCCAAGGCGCCATCGAGTGTTTCGTCAAGTATCAATAGATTCGTTGATACAGACGATCTTAATTTAGCAACAGATCTCCAAGCCAACATAATTGATAGTGTGATACGCAGTTTCTCTCCTTCAGAAAAACTAGCATATGTGAACTTGTCTCTGAACCTTGAACGAATTACCTCGTCAAAGTTTTCATCAAGCTGAAAGTCAACGAACAGATCAAACGCAGCAAGATACTTGTTGATTAGTTTATTGATAACAGGAATGTACTGAGAAATAATCTTTGCTTTAATACCGCCGTCTTTCAATATCAACTGAACAATACTGAGTACTTCATGTTCATCAAGAAGCTTAGAACGAACTTCAGTAAGGTTAGCAACTTCTTTCTGCAGAGCAATAAGTTTAGATGTGTCGACTTCTTCTACTTCTTTCTTTGCATTTTCAAGATCTTTTTTATAACTCATCAGCGCGTTCTTTGCCATTTTGATTTCAGCACGAGTTTCAGAGATCTTAAAGTTAACCGATTGAATCTGTTCTTCTATCTTTGAAATAGAGTTAAGACGTTTAGTATGTGTCTCAATTATTTCAG